AGAATAAATTGTTTGTCGTTCTTCCACTCATCATAGTATTCCAAGTTGAGAGAAGACAAGCAACAAACTGCTGTTCGTTTCTCGTTAGTTGGTAGAAAGATTTCTGTACACAGGTTGCTACCATTAATCTTCAAGCCTTTATCACTCAACCACTTAGGCATAGCCTTGTTAGCTGTGTCAATGAAGACTAAATATGGCTCACCTGTTTGCATTCTCAGGTCTAATATTTTCTGCCACAAATATTTAGCAGACACTGTCTCAACCACCAAACCAGTGGCAGGATTCTTTAATTCAAAGCTGTCATCAAAGTCTGGGTCTTTCATAGACTTCTCAATGATGGTCATGAATTCATCAGTGATGTTGATGCCATGATGTAGGTTTAGTGTGCGTACATTCTGGTCACCAGTAGGCTTACGCATCTCCAAAAACTGGATGATGTCAGGGTGATGGATGTCTAGATAGGCAGCATAGCTGCCCCGTCTTGTACGTCCTTGACGGTAGGCCAATGAGCTAGCATCGTAGATCTTAAGGTGGGGCATAACACCAGTAGACTTATCATCACTATTGCGGATACCCACATGCACACCGACACCACCACCATACATGGATAGCCAGTTAGTTTCTGATAGGTTGTCAACCAAGCCTTCTGCACTGTCATCCATGTAGTTAAGGAAGCAGCTGATAGGAAGGCCACGTTTAGAGCGACCAAACGATAGGATAGGTGTAGAGTAGCTGAGCCAATGCTTGCTGCTGTAGTCATACAGTCTTTGAGCATGTTCTTGATTTGAAGCAAACGATTCCGAAACATATGCAAATCTCTCTTGAGGACTGGCCTCTTCTTCTTTCATGTAACTTTCTCTTAATCTCTGGATGCCTAGTTCATCGAACAATGCATCCCTAGACAGGTCAATGTTGACCTTAAACTTTGCCATATAAATACTCCTGTTATGGTGGGAAAAAAGGGAGCCGAAGCTCCCGTGAAAAGAAAGGTAGTTATACCTCAGATGGCTACTGCTTGCTCTACTAAAACAAGGATGGGACTAAGTTAGTTAGTACTACTTTACATTGGTCTGCTATTTCACGATGTTCTTTCTGTGTTGCCTTGTCACAGCGAATGTCAACATAGTGCAGCCAGCTTCTCAGTGTACCATTCATGTACATTCTACTGGTAGTCATTCCTTCAGGCAACACTTTCCTAGCCACTTCCTTGGCTATGCCCATGCCTAATGCAGCCTCATAGGACCGCTTAGCAGCGATTAAAACGTCTGTCTGTAGCTCATCCCATACCTTGAGGAGTTCACGGTCTTCTACGGGGATTGAGTTCTGTCTATTCTTATTGTCCTGTAGCCTTGCCTCACTGGTTTCATAGCGTGAGGAAATGGCATACCGCTGTGAGAATTCTTGGAAGCTGAAGCTTCTGTGTCGTAGGATTTGACGGGCAATGTCACGGGTGGTTTCAATTTCCATACAGACATTGACCATTTCAAATGGACTCCAATGTTTGTTGTCCATCAAATACTTCAACAGCTTAGGAGCTGTCTCAGGGTTGTTCTGATTCTCTGGGTTGCTCACCCTCGCCATGTACGCTATCAGATGTTCCGCATTCGGGGTTGCCCAGACTAGTGTCACCGACATATTTAGCTCCTTCATTAATGCCATTCTTGATGGCTGTGATTATAGCAAAGTTAATTAATAGTTCACGCTCTTCAATTGTCATGTCAAATGAATAGGTGGCACTACCGTCTTCGTGTTCTTTTAATAAAAGTATATTCATTTCTTTTTCCTTTCTGCTTTCTCTTCATCTGTCTTCACCTTGTGGCAAGGCTTACACAACACTTGTAGATTTTCTATCTCACAAAAGATACGATCAATGAACAAGTCCCAACTAACAAAGCCTTCTGTTGGTGATACTACTGGGAGTATATGATCTACCTGTACATCAGCAGCAACAAAATGCTTCTTACATTTGGCACACTTGTAATGCATCGCTAGCTTACCTGTCTTCTTGTTAGTTTTCCTACCAACGAAAGCTTCTTTCAAAGCTTTGAACTTAGGAGGCCAACGCCTAGAGGCTGCTCTCAATGCAGAGGTGACAAAGCTTCTGAACCTAGAGTCAGTCCACTCACCACCATTTCTTTTTTTGTTATCTGCCAACTGGTGTATCTACTAAATGCGACATGTCAGCAGCATCGTAATGCACAAATAAATCTCTGGTTATTGCCAGTGCTTCGTCAACATCCAGAGCAACAAACTCAGACAGGAATTTATCATACTCGGACTCAGCAAGATGTTCAACAACAAAGCCATTGCTTGCTTCCCTAATAGTTACAGAGTTGATTTTCATTCTAGTCCTTCCACATCCACATGCTTGAATACCACTTCATATGAATCCATTTTTTCCAATGAGGCTGTGAGGTTTTCAATGATCACCTCGCTCAACACTTCTTCATTCAGATAGACATTAGGTAGGTCTTCTGGTTTAAAGAATACTTTTAAACTAATGTCTACTGTGATCATAGCTTTTCAATTCTTTCTTCAACCAGTCTAGCATAGCCAATGATGTCATGCCATGAGTCATGATACCAAGGATCACCATTAACAATGCGAGACATCTTGTTACAGATGAGATCAAGGCTTTCCTTCATATCATCATCCATCTCTTTCCATACTTCACCAGATCTCAAAGTATCTTTCAATGCTTGAGAAACTCTAGAGACATCTTCTTTATAGTTGCCATATCTAGTGGCTCTTGTTGCCAGTGTATCATCTATATTCATTGCATACCTCCAACTGTTTTAGTGTTAATGGTGAAGCTACCATCACCAAAGCTATCGTGGTTTGGGTTGTAAACAAAGTCACCAAGATCACCAAACATCTTGCCACAATATTCAACAAGCTTGTTAGCTAGTTGCTCATCTTCTTCCATGTGTGGAATTACTGATGCCAATATCGTAGCCATACCAATCAAGTTATTAACATCATCTTCACTGATAGTTAGTGGACCAAAGCCACTGACTAACACTTGAAAGGTGTTTGTATATTTACCATCCACAATGGTGGGGCGTAGGATGAGGGCAATGTCATTAGGTTTTAATTTTGTGGAGGAGTCCATATCTGTCCTTCATATCTTCGTAGAAAAAGAAGCTGAGCATTCTCTAACACTCTCTCAGCATTACCTTCATAAGCTTCCAACACTTTGTTGTATAGCTCAAGCTCATCTGTTGTGTCCCCAATTATTTTGGCTGCTTTCACTGGACCAACACGGAACAATCCTTTGATGTTATCAGCAGCATCACCAGTGAGAATCTGCGTGTACAACTTAACTAGAGCTTCCTCTGGTTTGATGTAATAGCCACTGTGCTTTACAAAGTTGTAATGCCAACCAACAATCTGATCTAAGTCTTTGTCTAAAGACACGATGACACAATCGTCACCAAGTCTTGTTGCTTCAATAGCGATGGCATCATCAGCTTCCTGTCCATCAGAGATGGTAGCTTTCCATTCTTTTACTAGATAGCTTCTAAGGAAAGCTAGATGCTTTGGCTTAGGCTTGTCTACTCTATTCCCTTTGTAAGGAACAGTGGTGGCTATCTGATATCTGAAGTTGTTCTTACCTGTTAAGAACATGTGCCACTCATCTACAAAGCAATCAGGGTAGATGCTATCAACACCACACATGAGGACATCAACAATTAAACGATCCAGTGTTCGCTGTGCCGTTGCTTCGTCTTCGTCCTCACATGCGGATGCTGCACGATAGGCGAATATATCGCTATCGAATAGTGCTTTCATTAAGCAACTTCTGTTACTTCTGTTACTTCAGCAGTCTTTGCTGCCTCAGCCGCTTGAAGTTGTTCAGTGCCTTGCTGTCGGATAGCAGCAATGGTGTCTGTAACAGCTTCAAAGGGAAGCTTAGCAAGTGCTGCCAGTACCAAGTTCAATTGGTCCAGAGTTAGTGTAATGTTCAAGTTCATAATACGTCCTCGTCATCTGCATTAATACCGCTAGCAGCAGCATATTCAACCAAGTCTGTAATGACCAGCTTCTTCAATGAAGGGCTAACACCCTTCTTGTTCTTGTATGTCCAAGAATAGCTAGACACCAAAGCCTTAGCCTTACTACCGTTGCCAATGGCTTCAGTAATTTCATCATTGTCTGTGTCAAAGACACGGATAGGCTTCTCTGATTTGCAAGTGATGTACTTGCCCATGTCAGCCTTCTTGTCTTCACCAGTTTGTACACTGATGCCCATGTCTTCCAGTGCTTCAACAGCAGCATCAGACAGGTTACACAGGTTAAGCTGAAACTTACCAGACATGTCATTCACCTTATTGTGTTGACACCAGAACACATCAGCTTTAATCTTGATGGCTTTCTTTTCTTCACTCATAATATTCTCCAATATGAAAACGGTCTGAACGGCAGACCAACAACCGCACCAATTAAACTTTGTTCTCGTCTAATCGATGATCACCACACCAGTCTGTCATGTAGACAACTGGATAACCTCCCATCGTAGGAGCATGCCTACGGCAGCGTCCAATCTCACTTACATCTCCGAGTAGTTGTGTTGTTTTAGGAACAAACCAAATACAAGTTTTACATCTCATACCATCTGATCTATGTTTCCAAGGATCAGGATTGACAGCAGCTTTAGTCTCATACATTTCTATCTCCTTAGTGTGTTTGTTTCCAGTTGTCACCAACCTTACCCTCAGCATTCACAGGACATCTAAACTTAAGAGCTTCACCTGCTTTGGTTGCTGCTTGCTCAATGAGCCTAGCTGCTTCCTCTGCCTGATCTTCTCTCACTTCCCATTGTGTTTCGTCATGAACAAACGCTAATAGTTTAGCATCTATCTCCTTCTCTTGCAACAGCTTTGTTGATTCAATGAGCCATTGTTTTGCAATGATAGCACCTGCACTTTGCAGCAATGTATTCAATGCAGCATGCTCAGATCTAACCCACACCCTGCGTCCATCCAGTGCAGGGAGATGACCCTTAGCCATCAGCCTAGATATCTTCTTCTTCAGGGCAGAAAGGCCGGGCGTATTGTTAATAAAACTATCAATTAGTTTCTTGCCTTTGCTGCTGTTACCACCAACAATCGATCCTGCCTTGGCAGCTCCTGCCCCATACAACACCCCATATGTCAGGGTTTTTGTGGTGTTCCTAGCCTTCTTGTGCTCTGGATTGTTATCATCCTTGGTAGTACCCTTCT